GTCACGCCTTCCCAAATGATATTCAATTCAAGAATATCAGGAATCGCATCGATGCCCGGTGAACGGCCATACGTTTCGTTTCCGTTCTTCCAAAAACGGGGAACACGAATCGGCTGTTTCTCAAATCCCGATTGGCGAATTGCAAACTCGCCCGCCATCTCGATATGGAGCGAGCGATATTTCTTGTTCCGATTGTTCTGCTTTCCGGTCTTGTCGTAAGTTAAGTTTGGTTCGACCGCGATTAAAATCTGAATCTTCTCGTTATACTTTTGGTTCTTAAAAAGCTCTTGAACTTTCGGAGAAAGATTTTCAAGACCATACTCCGCGACCGCGCGGTGAACGGAATACTCGCGCAAAATATAAATCGTGTCGACAACGCCGTTCGCACCTTGCGCGATTCGAATCTCCTGCAAACCATACTGGCGAAAATGCAGATCGCAACATTCATCGCCCTTAACAACTTCGATCGCGCCCGTGCCGTACTTGACCGCGCTGCCCACAACTTCTTCTAAGATGGGAACGAAATTCGCTTCGGGGTCATCGAACGCTTGAGTCAGGCGCTCAGTAATCGCGGCGTAATAATCGCGATGCGCTTGCGTATCTTTCACGCCGCGCGAAGGAATAATACGAATCGACTTCGCGCCGTTCGGCCACAACATTCCGATGATCGCAGAGACCATCGTGCGTGCGGATTTAATTCCGGTGTTGTCAAAAATATCGCGGAGTAAAAATTGGCCGGGAGTGCTCGGCCCTGAAAAATTTATCGTGCGGCCATCGATGTACTCACTGATGAGCTGCCAAATGTTTAGCCACGGTGTTCGTTCCGTGTCAGCGTCTTGGTAACGCGCGAGAACGAGTTTAACTTGCTCTTTTGAAACGATCGCCATCTTTAGTTACCGAAAATACTACCGCGCGCGGTAGCAACTGGATTGAGATCGCCTTCACTCGAAGTGCTGATCAAAGCGTTCTGAACTAATTTCTTTTGGCTTGATGCTTCCGGCGGCGCGTCGCCATTCGATGCGGAAACAGTCGGCGCGGGAGGAGGTGTCGGTTCTGCTTTCTTTTTTCCGCCGCCAAATATGCTGCTAATGAAACTCATGCGTGCACCTCAAAAGTTATTGACTTTAAATTCCGTTCCCGTCGAAGGGGACGGCAGCCGTCTCACACGCGAAACTGTTCGGAGCGAAGATGAATTCGATTCGCGTTTCCGACTTTTTCGGTGATGCTCGGAATTATCCTCCGAAACCACGGGAAAAGCAAATGTTAAAGCGTAAGCGTCTCCAATATCCGGCGACCGCCCATATTTTTGTTTGATCTCCGCCTTCAACGGAAAGTACTTAATTCCGTTCGAAGTCTGCGACGCTTTTGGCATCGAAACCAAATCCGAGTGCAGCGCGTCGCTATCCGGAATCGCATGGCCCTCGGCTTCAATCCAATCCCCCAAATTGCACCACATCTCGGCGCGCTTGTTCCGGTACAGCTCTTTTTCCATCGCGCTCGAACCAAAATGCACCCCGGTCACATACTCCCCGTACCCTAATTCTCTTAGTCGGTCAACCGTCCCGTACCCATTCCCCACGTCAATAAAACATTTTACTTTGTGCCCGAGCGCAAGCAGCTTATCGATCTTTCGCGCGATAATCCCGGCGAGGCGCATTTCATCCATCGGGTCTTCGGGGCCCCCATAAACCTCGTGGGGCAAGAACTTTCTACCCTGCCGATACGCGATAACAGTCCTATCTTTATTCCGGCCGGGGTCGACGCCCATGATAATCGTTTGTGAATTGTCAGTCGGAATGTCCAACTTCCGCGCCCGCATAATCAAATCAGAATCAATATGCGAAATACCTGATGTCTGAAACGCTTCCATCGGATGCGATGGGTATTCCCGCTTAAACTTCAAAACCGATCGAAGCTCCGCAATCTTATTTCTACGCCAATAAAGCTGCGCATTGGTCAAGTTAAACATCGTCCGCAAGGTTTTTTCTTCGCTCGTAATCGTAAAATCTTCAGGCGGCTCGGTAGAGTATTCGGGCATAATGAACCACGGGAGAAAGATTAAAATATATTCGGACTTATTCTGCATGGCGTCCATGCACATTTCGTAGAACATCCCGGTCATACCATTGGCGGTCGACTCAAGAATAATCTCTGTGCCCGGCAACCCCGGAACAGTTTGCATCACACCGGTCTGCACCCCGTCAGAATTTTCGTAATACGCAACTTCAGATAAATGCAAATACTGCGTCGTCGACCCGCGCCCTGTATTTGCGGATCCGGCCGTACCAACCGAGTAATCCGACTGCACATCCGCAAACTCATACTGCGTCCTGTTCTCAATCGCAGTCGCCGGCCGCATCGCAGGATTGCACTGCTCATAAAACCGCTTCACCATCTTAAAAAGTTTCTGCGTGGTAGGCGCGTCGTGGGACAAAATGAAGACCGATGACGATTTCCGCCGAACGGCTTTGTGAAAAAATCGCGCGGCGATGTAGGTCGAGATTCCTTCTTGCCGCGCTTTCAGGAATATGGCTCTAACTTTCCCGGTCCGCGCGATCTGATCTTCAAGCGCTTTGTGCGCAATCTGCTGCGGCCCGTTAAGCGCGAAAGGGATATCCGGCCCCATCTTGGGTTTGACCATGAGTGGAGCGCAGCGCGAGAAATACTCTAAATCCCGCGTGAGCTTTTTGTGTTTCTCGATCTGTTCGGGACTAATCATCAGGTAACATCTTTAAGAAATCCGCATACGAGTGCTGCATTTTCGCATCGACTTCAAGTTTAGTTTTACCATCGATTCGATCAAACACCTCACGAATCGCAGAAACATCCCCGAACATCGCGGCATGGGTCAATTTAATCGCAATCGCTTCTTGCACCGTCCACGGCGGCTGTCCGGGCGGCGGCTGAGGCAAACCAAAGATATCCGGCTGAAACACTTGGCGCTGAAGCGCGTCTTCAAGAAGCATCTTCATTCGATACTTCCGCAACTCCGCCGGCGCCATAAGGTCAGTCTTCACCTTATCGACGAAAATATCTGTCGCCTTTTGCGCCTCCGGAGACATCCGCGCTGCGTTCGGGATGTACTCCGGTTGAACAGGCCCTGTCTTTTTTGCCGGAAACTCTTTTCGCATTAGAACAAATCAGATGCCGCGTTCGCTTTTGCCGATGCGTCCTTCTCCGAAACCACTCCGCTCACTTTGGGCAGCGTCTCCGGTTCGGGGTCAGATGAGATCAACGGCTCGTCGAGATTTTCCGGGTCGGGGATTGTGGATGATTTCGGAGTCCCCGCGATCTGCGCTTCCTTCTTCCGACGAGTGTCAGCCTCGATCTCCTCTTTCTGACGCTGCTGAAGATATTTATCATCCATCGCGTCTTTCATCGCACGCCGCGCTTGCGCCACAGAACCATACTCGTCCGCCTTAATCGGCAGATCATGTTCGACACCAAAAATTACCAACTCGGAAAGCGACATCTCTTCAATCGGTTTGGTAAAGTTTCCGGTCGGCGTGAATTCTTCTTTCACGGCTTTGATATCGACAATCGTACAAGTGCGCCATCCGGCATAATCCGGATACTTTGAGCGCAACCGCTCATCAAGCAAAGTGCGCTGAACAGTGTGCAACGCATCTTTCATGTTGTGGACGATGAATGCTTCATCCTTAAATCGTTTTTCAATTTTCTGATTTCGGGGTCCGGAATAATATTGCCCTTCGCACGTTGCTAAAAATTTTGCCATTTGGTTTTCTCCTGCGTTTGTTTTGGTGATGTGGCGATAAGCGCACTTTAGCCTAAAGTGCGTTGCGGTGTCAAGTGTAATGTGATTACACAACAGAATCTATCATCTCTAATTTTTTGGGTTTTGGGTATGTACGAGCGGGGAGAAAAAGCCGATGCCGGGGCCGAAAAGGGGCTACGCCCCCTAAAGTTCTAAAAAAGCGCTTACCCCCCTAACTTAGTCATAAGACGCAATCCTAGCGACATACCTAAGCACCCTATTCACCAATGCGGACGACACACCAACCGCGAGCGCGCGAGCTGTCCGAATAGGTGAATAGGCCATAACGGCGACAAGAGCGCGAAAACATGGCACTTTAAAAGCGGTTAGAGCGAGTATTATTTTCGGTTAGGGGTAAGATGTCGTTATAATTAGGAAGGTTTAGAGAAGGCATGACACCAACGGGCGCGTTTCATATGATGATTAATCATATTGAGATGTAGAAAAGCATATCGTCTTACGCTTCTTACGCTTCTTACGCTGATTTTCTATAGACTTCTGTAGATATATATACATATATTAAGATATTTTAATAAATAATAATAATATTTATATATATATAATACTTATCAACGTAAGACCGAAACGAGCCCATCGGCTCATATCTCAATACAATCCGACCAACAAAACGCCGGCGCGCCGTCTTACGCATTTAATACTCTTACACATCCGACATGATAGGTTTAGGAATGTAATCACACAACAGAACATAACAACCGAACATTAAAAAGATTAAAATCTAAAACCGCAAAATCTTACACATAAAAACACCCATTATGCGTATCATTTCATTTTAATCATATCGACTCAAAAATAAATGTAAAAAAGGCCTTGCGGCGCTCAAGTTTTGGTGCTAGATTCCGTTATATACAGAGAGAAAGCAGAACATCACAACATAAACAAATCAAAACGGAGTATAAAACCAATGCAAACACCCGAAAACATTCGAATTGATTCGATGATATACGAAGAGCCACAAGCCGCTTTTGAACGCGCGATATCTTCCGGCCTCTTATCTTCGCGCGCGACGGATTGGAACTATTGCGGCCATTTTATGTACATGGGAACAGTCAAAGACGCGACAGGCCAAACGCACCCGCAATTTAAACATTCAGCAACGCGCCGCTATTTAAACGGCTCAAACCATGCGAATAAAGAAATTGCATCATACGAACAGGCGGCAAAACTATGAACGCGCAACTGATCACCGCTTTAATTTGCGCAACCGGCGCCGGCCTTGTCCTTTGGTACGATTGGAACGAACAGCGCAACGAGCGCGCCGCCGATATTGCGAACTGGAATTTTAACCACGGGAGAAAATAAAAATGTATTTAATCACACAAAACGGCGTCACGTTTCAAGCCCGTCTAAATGCTATTTTAAAAAACCTAGACCGAGACCTAGAGCACGGTCTAACAATGGCCGAGGCCGAAGAACGGCTAAAGAGCACGCTAGCGAGAATCCTATCAAATTCAGTGTTAACCAAAACCAAAACAGGAGTATAAAACTATGCAAATCGAATATATAGAACCTGAGAAGACTATCAGCGCGCCGCTCGAATGGCAGAAACGCGGCTTATCACAGACCGCGACCGGCTACGGTGCAAAACTTGCGACTTGCGAGAAGGCACTACACAACGGCCGGCTATATCGTATTTATGCAATCTGCTATTCGAACGCGGCAAGCTATTACATTATCAGCCGAGGAAAAAAACTTTTCATTAGATAACCACAACAACGGAGACCAAAACAAATGAACAACCAACAACTAGCACATGTTTGGGCACAGCAAGAAAAAACATCGGGAAAGGGATCATCTTTTTTCTTTGAAGGCGCGACGATCTATAGTTACGGGAGACATTTTCCAATAGCTCGATATTACGAGCACAAGGGCAAGAAGTGTATTCTTTTCACGTCCCGCGGATATTCAAACAGCACCGCGAAACATATAAACTACACGCGCCAAGCAATAAACCGCGACGCGCAACCAGTTTTTTATGTGTATGACCCGAGCAAAACACCGAGCGCCGAAGACTTGGAGCGCTATATCAAAGAGGCGGAACAGTCGATGAGCTTGGCGGAACGTGCACGCAGTCGGAAAGACTTTTACACGACCGAGGCAAACGGCCACATTGCGCAATATCACGCTTTCGGCAAATTTTTTGGTATTCGCACCAAGAAAAATCCAGTAGACCCGAAACGCGTAAAAGAGCTCAAAGCTCGCGCGCTTGAATCGATGAAAAAAGACCGCGAGCGCCGGAAAGAGCGCGAAGCAATAGAGAAGGCGACGCTTGAAGAGCTCGCGCAGAAATGGCGCGCCGGCGAGATCAACGAAACGTATCGCCTTCGAAGTTTGCCGGTAATGTTGCGCGCAAATGGTGACGAATTGCAAACGTCACAGGGTGCGCGCGTACCGCTAACCGACGCGCGAACACTGTACCATCACGCGAAGCAATTCAGCATCGAAACGGTCGTTAAGGCCCGGCCGCGCATTGGTGAGTTTCATATTGACGCATATAGAGACGGCAACATAATTGCCGGCTGTCACACTATACCGTGGAATGAAATTGAGCGCTTTTTTCAATCGTGAGGGGTGCCCGGCTTCCGGGCATTAAACAACTAAAAGCCCGTCCCAAGTCGGGCAAAAGGAGAAAAATGAAAAGTATAATTTCAGTCAAGTTTAGTTATAAATTCTCAGAACTGGCGGACGACGTAAAAGACAAGGTTATAGAGAAATGGTACGAAACAGAAGACTATCCTTTTTTAGCCGACGACTTAACGGAGAGCTTGAGAGACAAGGCGCCCTATTGGCAAGAGCCGAAACTACAATATAGCCTTTCGTATTGTCAGGGAGACGGCCTATCTTTCAGCGCCCGGCTTGATATCCCGGCTTTTTTGGCTATCCACTTCAAAGACCACACGCGCCGGAAAGCAATCGAAAATTATATCTATAAAATATCGGCGCTTGGTAATAGAGGCCGGTACTGCTTCGCGTCTGAAAACGACATTGAAATGGAGTGCCAATATAACCACAAAGAATTTAAACGGCTCGACAAACTAGCCGACCACGTACTGGAAATGGCTAAATCAGACTATATGGGACTATGCCACGACTTACAGAAAGAAGGTTACGCGGCGCTCGAATATCGAATGACGCATGAAGAATTTGCAGACCATGCCGACGCGAACGACTACCAATATTTAGAAGACGGCCGACAATTCAACAATTAAAAAGGAGTTAAAATTTTATGAGCTATTACACATTCAAACGATCAGCGACCAATTTTGAAGAGTTCGCAACCGCGCGAAAGATTCACGATCAAGGCGGACTAACGCGCGACGAAGCCCGCGAACGCTGCAAAGAATTCAACGACAACCGCACCGCGGCACAAATTCAAGCCGGAACTAAGCTAGAATTCGAGGAACAATGACACCCCGGGAAGAGGCAGTACAAAACGCGCGCCGGCTTTTCGTCAATTTTGCCAAGCAGACCGAGCTTTTAAACGAGCTTATCGCATGGGCAAATGAGAAAAAACGCCGGAACGCGGAAATTAAAAAACAGCTTATGTATAAATTGCCGGAACTAAAAAAGCCGGCGCCGGGTGTAGAAAAAATTTAAAAACCAAAAAGGAAAACTATGAAATCGCACGTAGAAAAACGATGGGGCTTGACCCATATATTTATCAATCTTAAAACCCGGCGCGCTTGGGCATACCACCCTAAAATGCAGCTGCACAACCCGATAATTATCCCCACGCGAAACGGACTTTTTCGGATAGGGATTCAAGCCGCAAAAGAGCTACTAAAACACGGCAAGAAACCGCGTCGGGTGTCCTTTTCCGTTTGGAGATTCAGCTACTAAAGATTTTTCGGTATACACCGATAAAAGTTATTGACATATAACACTTTTGTCTATAACATCCCGAAACAATTCACAATATCGCAGGAGAATTTTATCTTATGGAAAATCAAATTGAACACTACGACATGACAGCGGTAGAAGCGGCAAATTATTTTGGCTTTCACGTCCAATACCTCAAACTGCTCGCACGTTCTAAACAGCTTCCCGGTATGCGAATTGGTACGCGGTGGAGATTCAGCAAGGCGCAACTTCTCGAGCATTTTAAAAATAAAATGCTCAATAAATCCGTTACGAATTTTAAGAAATAAGGCGCTTTTATGGCGCGCGTACTTTCAAAACATGAGGCTATCCGTCTCTATGTTCAGGCCGGATTTACACTAATCCCACTGGACGGATTTGACCCAAAGACCGGGAAAAATAACCCGAAAATTCCCGCGATTAAAAACTGGCAAAATGCCAAGTTTGAAATTTACGAGCCGGAAGACTTTGCGAATAAAAACGTCGGCGTAAAACTAGATGACGATCACGTTATCGTCGACTTAGACCCACGGAATTTTGGCGATAAGCCGAAAGGCTATAGCCCGTGGCGCGAACTTTTGGCCGAGTGTAATTTGCCGGGATTAGAAGGCCACACTTTTACCGTTATCACTGGCGGCGGCGGCGCGCATATTTATTTTAAAAAACCAAAAGACTTCGCGGTTGTGGGTGAATTGGCTAGATACCCCGGTATGGAATTTAAGACCAAAGGCCAACAAGTCGTTGCTTGTGGTTCGGTTCACGAATCCGGCGGATATTATGACGCGCGCTGCAACGACCCCACAAAAATTATCGAGATGCCTCAAATTTTGCTCGCGAAAATTGCGCGCAAGGTACGCGTAATAAATGAAGACGTAAAAGCAAAACGCGACGACTCGCTCGAAAATATAAAACGCTATGTTGACTATCTCGAGCAGATTGCAGAGCCCGCCATTGAAGGAAAATCAGGCGACAAAATGACCTATATGGTCGCGTGTTTTGGCCGGGACTTGGGATTATCCGCTAAAGTAGTTTTAGATGCCATGCTCGATAAATACAATCCCCGCTGCGTCCCGCCGTGGAAGACCGAAGAACTTCAAACCAAAGTAATGAACGCCTACGATTACGCGAAAGACAAGCAAGGCGTAAAAAATGCAGCGAATGATTTCGAAGTTATTCGAGTAAACGAAGAACCGGCCTTTAAATTGCAGCGGCAAGTGAACGGCGAGATTAAAAAATTGGTCAAGAATGTTGAAGAGTTTTTTAAGAATCCGCTCTCCCCGCTTTCCGGCTCGCTCGCTTATAACGAATTTACAAACAAGGTAATGATTATTAAGGCTATGCCGTGGCATACCGGAGAGCCGCCGCAACAGGGTTGGGATTGGACAGATAACGATGAAATTTTGTGCAAAGGTTGGTTGTCGAGACTTGAAGTTTTTGGTACTGATTTCAACACCAGTTTAATCCACGAAGCGGTTGTAAATGTTGCGCACACAAACCCCGTTCACCCTGTTCGGGATTATTTGGACAGTTTGAAATGGGATGGTGTACCGCGTCTCGATACTTGGCTAATCGATTACGCCGGAGCAACGGATAACATTTACCATCGCGCGGTGGCCGGTAAAACTTTACTCGGTGCGGTCGCTAGAATTTATGAGCCGGGAGTGAAATTTGATTATGTCACCGTGCTCGAAGGCGATCAGGGCAGCGGAAAGTCAACACTTGTCGAAGTTTTAGGCGGCGCGTGGTATGGAGATTTCGCGCTCGCGCCGGATAAAGCTGCGGACACTGTTGCCGCGATGAAAGGCCATTGGATTATTGAAGCGAGTGAAATGGAATTCGCAACGCGGACAGAAGCAAATGCGATGAAGGCATTTTTAACGCGTAAAGTTGACACTGTTCGCTTTTCGTATGACAGGCATACGGGCAGCACACCACGAAAAAGTATTTTCATTGGCACCATTAACCCCGAAGCGGACGGACAATATCTAAAAGATCAAACCGGAAACCGTAGATTTTTACCGGTCAGAACCCGCGCGATTGACATCCCCGGATTGCGCAAAGTGCGCGATCAGCTATTCGCCGAAGCGAAATTTAGGTACGAAGCGAATGAAACTCTTTATTTCGATTCTAAACTTGTGCGCGAAGCCGCAGTTGTTGAGCAACAGGCCCGGCAAGTTGGCGACCCGTGGATTGAACGCCTCGGCCCGTGGCTCGAGTCAGACGATACCGGAAAACCCGTCGACTTGATTACCTCGATTGAAATTTTTACGCGCTGTCTTGGCGGCTCGGACTATGGTTTGACGCGCCGCGACACCGTGCGAATTTCAAACTGCATGAAGTCACTGGGTTGGGAACATGGGCTGTTCTATGACGATCGGGTTGGAAACACCCGCCGGTGCTACCGCCGGACATCGAAGAACGCCAAGAAACCTGTTAAGTTGGAGGATTTATACTAATGAGAGAAGAAACAAAGTTGTGGATTGCCTTATCGGGTCTCTTTGCGCTACAGATTTTTATCATGTACAACGAGTATTGCATCTTTACACGGATGATTTTAATTAACCGGATTTTTATTGGGGGATAGCATGAAAGCACAAGAAGTTTTAGCGCAGTTTCAGCAAGAGCCGAAATTCGGTGATAAACAGGTTTTGATTACGATCTTGGTCAGATACCCCGAAGAAATCTCGGCCGAAGGTTTGCAGTATATGGTGCTCGAATACATCAACAAACAAGTGATTAAAACCAACATGAAAATGTCGAAAGAGGTGAATAGTTTTTATCAGATTGAGCGGAGGAAAAAATGAGCGACGAAAAAGTTTTTGCGACAAAAGTTAAAGGTAAAACAATGGAGTGTATGACACGTCAGCGAAAAGATTCGCAGGGTGAGTACACTGAACTTAATTTTAAGCCCATCGGCAAAAAATCGTATAGCTATTCGTCCCCGCGAAGCGCCGGAAAGACAACGGAATTTAAGGAGCAGATGCGAGCGACCACACCCGAACCGATCTGTTGGGCGCCGAATCGAAGCTGCACCGGCTTTATGGAGCATAGACCCTACCCGCTCGATTGTGGCCGCATTATTTGCGCACGCTGCGGGCACACTTTAAAGAAAGCAACGTTGTGGCAAAAGTTTAAACATTGGGCAAGAGGAATCAAATGGGCGTATTTTTTCTAATTATTTGTATTGGGGCGGCGCTTTTTTCTGAAATAAATAGTTGACACGCTAAAGAAATTTCGATAGATTCCGTAAACACATAACAAAACATATCGTACTGAGGCGGCAAAATGGATTTGTTTCCGTATCAAAAAATTGGGGTTGGGTTTCTCGCAGAGCCCAAACACCCGTCGAAAGCAGCACTTCTCGCTGACGAGCCCGGACTTGGGAAAACATGCCAAGCTATCCGGGCTGCATGCGCTCTCAGCGCCAAGAAAATCCTCATCGTATGCCCCGCATCCCTCCGGTTAAACTGGAAGCGTGAACTCGAGTTGTGGCTCACCGATAAAACCCTCAAAATACAGCCCATTTTCAGCGGTAATGACCGAATCGCCTCTAATGCCGATATTCTTATCATCTCTTACGATCTCCTGTCGTATGGGGCAAACAAGCTGAATTCCGGGCTGCTCGCGCATGGCCGGCTTGGTGCTCAGATCGCAGACCGCAAATTTGCCGTGGGTATCTTTGACGAAGCGCATTATCTGAAGTCGCGCAGCGCCCTCAGAACCCATGTTGCGCTTGGAAATCAAGGTATCGCCCGGAACTGTATGTACAAATTCTTTTTGACCGGAACGCCGATTCTCAATAGGCCGATTGAACTCTATCCCATTCTGAAAGTATGCGCGCCGAGCGTAATACAACCCCACCTTTCCCACAGGGCATACGCAGAGCGGTATTGTGGCGGGTATTTCGACGGGTATAGTTTTTGGGACCGCGGTGCGTCAAACGTCGAAGAGCTCGGCAGCCGACTTCAAGAGAGTGGTTTCATGCTCCGGCGCACCAAAGAGACTGTATTGCCCGAGTTGCCGGAAAAGACTTTCCAAGTTGTCTCGCTCGAGACCAACGCCCGACTTATCAAACTTATGTCCGAATACGAGGAAGCAGACCATACCGATCATGGAAATATGGGTGAAATGGCGAGAATCCGGCACGAGATCGCATTTGAAAAGATACCCCAATGCGTCTCAATCATTAAAGACTTTTTAGAAACAGGCAAACAGCTCGTCGTATTCGCACATCACCGAGTGCTCTTAATGGCTCTGTACAAAGAATTCGGCGGCTCTTATATCGATGGTGCGACGCCGCCGCAGCGCCGGCAACACGAGGTTGACCAGTTTCAGAACGGTACGAATCAAATTTTTATCGGGCAAATCCAAGCGGCAGGGACAGGAATCACGCTCACAGCAGCTAGTCATGTGATTTTTTGTGAACCGTCTTGGGTGCCCGGTGAAATCGATCAGGCAGTGGACCGCTGCCATCGTATCGGGCAGCGCAGTGCGGTCCTTGCACAATTTCTAGTCGTCGCAGATTCCCTCGAGGAAAAAATGATGCGGCAATTAGCTTCAAAAACAAGAACGATCGAAAAGATCATAGGAGATTAATGCGGCATTTAGATTTATTCAGCGGCATCGGGGGATTCGCGCTAGCTGCTCGAAATGTTTGGGGCGAAGATTACGTGAACGAGGCTTTTTGTGAAATCGACCCGTACTGTCAGCGAGTTTTAAAAAAGAATTTTGGAGAGGAGTCGAAAATATATGGGGACATACGATTGCTTTCTGCCGACACCCACAGCTTGCGACTACAAGAGCAGGGGTCCTCGAAGCAAACAGATAGGACTAGACAACTTAATGAAATTGATTTGCTTACCGGGGGATTCCCGTGCCAACCCTTCTCACAAGCAGGAAAACGAAAAGGAACAAACGATGACAGACATCTCTGGCCAGAAATGCTACGAGTTATACAGGAGTTCAAGCCCACATGGGTTGTCGCTGAAAATGTGCGTGGCCTCATTACTATTAGCGAAGGATTGGTATTCGAACAAGTGTGTACTGACTTGGAAAAAGCAGGATACGACGTTCAAGCGTTCATTGTTCCTGCTTGCTCCATCAACGCCCCCCACCGCAGGGACAGACTGTGGGTTATTGCGAACTCCCGATACAGGAATGGACAGAGGACCCCGGTCGACGGAGAACCTTCGAGATCGGTACTTAGTCAGAAAGATGCCGCTGAACCTAAACGATCAGATTGCGATGAAAGAGAAGGGGATGTTGCCTACTCCAAGAGCGCGAGAGGGGAATATGGGCGAAGTGGGAGGCAAGGGGATGGTTCACAACAACAACAAACGGTATTTGGACGGAACTCTTGGAACCAAAACTGGCCTGAAGTTGCAACCGAACTTTGTGGAGTGGATGATGGGCTACCCGCAGAATTGGACGGATTTAAATTGTCAAAAACCGGGCATCGAGTCGCAAGACTCAAAGCCCTCGGAAATGCCATTGTCCCCGGTATTGCCGAAGAAATTTTCAAGGGGATTAGAAGAACAGAAAACGAAGGAGATTAAAATGAGCATTGAACAAAGTTTGGAACGAATCGCAGTAGCATTGGAGCGCCAAAACGAACTAAGCGAGAAGATCGCGACCCGCCTCGGTGGACCACTTGCGCCGCGCGTTATGGACCCCGTGCACGATAACGGCAAAGTCCATGTCGCTACAGCAGAAAAGCCCCCGGTAAAATCGACAGGTCTCTTTGACCAACAACCGGAAGAGCCCAAGAAGGTAGCAAAAGTGAAGAAAGCCCCGAAAGAACAAGCCGCTGCGGTTGACACGGTATCGACACCGGCCGCAAGTGGTCCGAAAGTCACCGAAGACGATGTACGCGCAGCGATGACCAAACTCGTAACGGCGCCCGGCTGCGGCACCGCTCCGGCGATTCGGATTCTCAAGTCCTACGGCGTGTCAAAAGTCAGCGAATTAAGCGAAGCGGATTACAGCCGCATCCACGCTGAATTTTTAGCCGCTATTCCGAAGGAGTAATTTATGGCCGCCCATTCAAGAATAGGAGCTTCGGGCGCTCACCGGTGGTTCGAGTGCCCCGGCTCGCCCGCTCTGATCGAGAAAGCACCGCCGCAGTCGGAATCGGTTTACGCGGATGAGGGAACCATCGCTCACACGATTGCCGAAATGGCCGTTTCGGACGAAACGCTGAAAGACGAAAAACTTTTGCACGCGGCGGTGAAAGCAATCGGCGATAAAGATTTTGACCCGGATGAAATGGTACGCGGTGCGAAACTCTATCGATCGGTCATCATGCAAGATATCGAACTGCTCTCACCCGGAACGCTTGAGACGGAAGTGCGGCTTGATATCACAGAGATTCACGAGGATATGTTCGGAACAGCCGACGCGTATTTTCATTCGAATCTCGGCGTGCTGATTATTTATGATTACAAATACGGTGCCGGCGTGATGGTTGAAGTTTCAAAAAATGTGCAGCTTATGATTTACGCGGTCGGGGTTTGGCTCAAACTCACGCCGGAGCAGCGCAAGCAGATTCACACGATCGAATTTAAAATCGTGCAGCCGCGCGGCATCCACAAAGAAGGCCCCGTTCGCACCGAGTCCGTCTATTCGAACCAACTCGAGGCTTTTATGGTCGAGTTAAAGAAGAGAGCGGACGCGACTGATAATCCGAAAGCAAAACTGAAGGCGGGCGACCACTGCAAATTTTGTCCGGCACAAGTGATCTGCCCCGAAATTCTTCGCGCGACGCAGCAAGCGGCGATGATGGATTTTGAGAAAGTGCCGGTCGTTGCGAAAAAGCCGGAAGACTTGCCAATGAGCTCGCTGCTTCGGATTCTCGACAACGCCGACATGATTAAGGATTTCGTTAAAAATGTTGAGGCGTTCATGCTCAACCGGGCAAGAAGTGGAGAAGTCGTTCCCGGTTATAAGCTCGTCAAGAAAAAGGCAAATCGGAAATGGCGCGATGAGCAAGAAGCAGCGAATGTACTGATCGGTGTACTGCCGATTAAGGCTCTACAAACTGAACCGGAATTAAAATCTCCGGCGCAAGTCGAGAAATTGCTTCCAAAAGATCAAAGATTATTGGTGGATGGTCTCTGTACCATTCCTGATACGGGGGAAGTCTTGGTCCCTCACGATGACCCAAGACCGGCGATCTCGAATTCCGCCGCTTTAGATTTCGAGAAAATAGAACAAACGGAGAAAACAAATGGCAAAGAATAAGTACGAATTAACCCAAGTCAGAACCCCGGAGTTTCGGGCAGCTTTCGCGTATGTGTTTAAACCACGCGCCGCGATGGACCCGACTCAACCGGCAAAGTATTCGATCGTGATGCTCTTCCCCAAGTCCGCGGATTTAACGGCTCTGAAGAAGGCCGCAGAAGCCGCAGTCTTTGCGAAGTGGGGCGATAAGATTCCTAAGAATCTTAAAAACCCGTTTCGTGACGGCGCAGAGAAAGAAGACCTCGATGGGTATGCAGGGCATATCTTCATTACGGCGTCTTCCAAAATGCGTCCGGGGTTAGTGGATGGTCAGCTTAACCCGATCACGGAAGAAAGCGGCGCTTTCTATTCCGGCTGCTATTGCAAAGCGACAATCAACGCTTTTGCATACGACGTGAACGGAAATCGCGGCGTTTCTTTTGGGTTGAATAACATCCAAAAAACTCGCGACGGTGAACCATTCAGCGGACGCCGCAAGGCCGAAGATGAATTTGAGTCCATTGAAAGCGATTCACAAGCCGAAGATGCCGGCAATACGCCCGCTGCGGCGAAAGGATTGTTTTAATATGAGCAGAATACCAAAACGCGATGAACCGAAATCAGATTTCGAGCAACCGGTACCACAACAGCCGGTGCAAGAAGCTCCGGTTGAAACTCCTGTAGAGGAAACCCCGACAGAAACGCCGGTGGAAACCCCTACGGAAGAATTGCCTGAAGAAGCTGAAGAAGCTCAAAGCTAAAACAATTTATCCGGGTTCGCTACCATAAAAGCGGCGATTAAAGAGTCGAGTACGGAGCACTCCCGCCCGGATAATTTTAAAAATACTATGAAAATTTATATCGATTTTGAGACCACATCGGCCTGTAGCCTTAAAGACTGCGGCACTTGGGCATACTCCAAGCATCCATCTACGGACGTGGTTTGTATGGCCTATGCGATTGACGATGGGGAAGTTAAGGTGTGGCATCCCGGCGCAACACCGATGCAGAACAAAGTGCACAACGGGCTCGCCGGAACGATCAGCGCTCACGACACGAAATTTGAAGCGCATAACGCGTGGTTCGAAAAGTGCATTTGGGAAAACATAATGCACAAACGGTATGGATGGCCGAGTCTTTCGGCGGACCAATGGTCGTGCTCGATGGCGCTTTGCGCATCGAAAGGTTTGCCGATGGCCCTCGGCGATGTGGCCGAAGTGCTCCAACTTCCGCAACGAAAAGATACGCGCGGAAAACTTTTGCTTTATAAAATCAATAAACCCATCCCCGGTAAACTTACGCCGGAAGAGACCGAAATTCTCTACGAGTATTGCAAACAAGACGTCGCGACTGAGCGAGAAATCACGCGCCGAGTCGGTGAGATATCGCCGGTTGAACAAGTCGTTTGGCAGATCGATCAAAAAGTGAATTTTGGTGGCATTAAACTCGATCGTGGTCTTGCAGAGAAAGCGCTCAAAATCGTTGAGCAATACACCGCAGAACTTGAAAAAGAAATTCCGAAACTAACCGGCAACGCGATCACCTCAACGCGTCAGCGGGACAAAACAATTACATGGCTTCAGAAAAATGGATTGCCTAAACTCGAATCAGTCGATAAGGAGAATGTCACCAATGCTCTCAAAACCGCAACTCTCTCGAAAAGTGTTCGCCGGGTCCTTGAAATACGTCAGCAAGTCAGCAAGACAAGCACTGCTAAGATTCAAACCATGCTTAATTCGGCTGATGCAAGTGACGGCCGAATCCGAGGATGCTTTCAATATCATGGGGCATCTACGGGGCGATGGAGTGGTCGTCTCGTGCAGTTTCAGAATATGCCACGGGGTTCTATCAAAGATGTTGATACGTGCATTGACCTTATCCGAATGGGAGACGTTGAACTCCTGAAAATATCATACGATGACGTGATGGGTGCGGTGAGCAGTTGCTTACGCGGACTTTTAATTCCTGAAAAAGGGTATTCGTTTGTCGCGTCCGATTACGCCGCAATCGAAACACGTGTTTTGTTTTGGCTCGCCGGCGAAACTGAAGGCGTTAAAAAACTCAAAGAAGACAAAGATATCTATATCGATATGGCGGAATCGATTTACCGAGTTAAAGGGCTAGACAAAAAAGACCCAAGACGCCAATTAGGCAAAACAACAATCTTAGGTTGCCTTGCTAAAAATACTTTGATATACTCGGATTCGGGTACAAAATACATTCAAGACATTAACCTGAAAAACAAAGTATGGGATGGTGAAAAATGGGTAGAACACGGGGGACTCTTGGAAGCCGGGTTGAAACGCGTTACTTATATCGAGTGCCTCGACCTGTGGTTGACCTTAGATCATTTAGTCCTCACCCCGAACGGGTGGCGAACTGCCGCGGAAATCGTTTTAAACGCGGATATAAAACCCCTCCTATCGGAAAGAGGTTCGGGCTTCTCGTCGTTATCAGCGGAGAGTTTAAAAAAGGCCAAGAGCGCCATGTCTATCTTCGCTGCGGCTGCAAATCTAAAACGAGTGTTAGAGTCGACAAGCTATGGCGCGGTAGAGCTTCGTCGTGCTTTCAGTGTTCTCAGAGTCGAAATGGGCAGCTTGGAGGAAACCCAAATCGCAACTCAGATATTATCCCTGACGCGCGTCTTAGAGCGCGATGGCGTGCGTGTTGGGGTAATATCCGGCGAAGGTGTACAGACTCTAGTAACAAAGACTTCACAAGGTATGGAGCTCGCGGTATTGCCATCGGATTCAGGAGTCTTCGGTCGTTCTTGGAACACGTTATTACGCTTCATGGGTGGGATGATTGGGGTCTCACCCTTGATCGCGCTGATAATTCCAAAGGGTATAGACGAGGAAATCTCCGAATGGTCTCTCAGAAAGACAACAATAAAAACAAAGGTGGAGGCGTGCTACGACATTCTTGACGCGGGGGACACCCAAACATTCCAAGCGGGGGATGGGCTTGTTCATAACTGCGGGTACGGGATGGGGCATAAGAAATTTGTCGACACGTGTAAGAAAGTCGGTATCGATATCACCGAGGAGTTTTCTCAGACCGTAATCCAAACTTACCGGAATAAATATCTTTCGGTCGTTCAGTTTTGGTACGCCGTAGAGAAAGCGGCGCGAGAAGCCGTTGCGCAGAAAAAGACCGTTGAGCTCCGAAACAAAATTAAGTTTGAGTATAACGGCGCCGGGGCGCTTCGGTTAGTGCTCCCATCGGGCAGAAAGATTTTGTATCACGAACCAAAGATTGAATACGACGACAAGCAACGGCCGCGACTCTCTTTTATGGGCGTAAATTCTCTAACACGCCGGTGGTCGCGTGAAGATACCTATGGCGGAAAGCTCGTGGAAAACATCGTGCAAGCGGTGTCGAGAGATATTTTAGCGGAGGCGATGTACGCGGTGGTTCAGAAAGGAATTCGAATCGCAATCCACGTGCATGACGAAATCGTAATCGAGACCAAAACTCCTGAGAAGGATGAGAAATTTTTAGTCAAGGTGATGTCTACGCCGCCCCGGTGGGCGACGGGACTCCCATTAAAAGCCGAAACATGGGTCGGCAAGAGGTACAGAAAATGACACAGAACACTGAACAGATACTGGCAGAACGACAGAAAACGCATGGAGAGTTTCATAGCCACGCGTTCATCGCACAGTCGATTAAAGATGAGATGCGGAGTACGGCCGCTTGGGCGCGGTTGATACCGCCGCAACAGGAGGCGCTCGAAATGATCGCCCATAAAATCGCACGTATTTTGAACGGAAACGCGTATCACTTAGATCATTGGGATGATATCGCCGGATACGCAACGCTTGTCAGCAAGTACCTCGAAAAGTCAGCGAACGAGGATATTATATGAGCAGCAAATCGACTTATCGAATTATGGAAATCGGCGGCGAAGTGAAGCGCGTGCATTGGGTTGCAACAGACCACTATTCAAAAGCTAAGAAGAAACGGAAGCAAGAGCGGCTTTCGAGGAGAAAAAACCGTGGGTAAAATGCGCCGGCGATGTGAAAAGTGCGATAGTGTGCGGGTCGTGCCGCAAGGTGGCGGATATAAGTGCCTCGTTTGTCATAACGAGAAACCGTATTTTCCACCATTTAAAGAGAAAACCCATAAACCGAGGGTACCATGAAACTCGAAGATCAAGTTTGTTCATTGGAATTGGCGAAGCGGTTGAAGGAATTGGGGGTTAAGCAGGAAAGCGCTTTTTCTTGGATGGAATGTAGCGGCGACACATCGCTTCAGTTTTGCCCGATCAAGCATTGGGCTGACGGCAATAGAGATATAAATCCGTATGTAGAAGTTTGCCGCGCCTTCACCGTCGCCGAGCTTGGGGAGATGTTGCCGCCGCTTACACAAAGCACACGAAGTGATCAGTCTGGAATGTGGCTTTGTTATTTTGAAATTGATTTTATCGCAACGGAAGAAACGGAAGCTAATGCACGCGCAAAAGTTCTTGTTTTCTTAATCGAGAAAGGAATTGTGAAGATATGATTATTCTCAATGTAACCATTCCCGGAGACCCCGTTCCGCAGCACCGGCCGCGATTCGCGCGAACGAAACAGGGCTATGTCAGAACGTATAACGTAAAAGAAGATGGCGATTACCGCGAGAAACTTGTTTGGAGTATAAAGCACTCCGTCGAGGCGCCCGTACCGCGAGATCGAAGACTCAGAGTACGTGTTGGAATCTACCGGCCAATTCCGAAATCAACTTCAAATTCGCGCCGACTTATGATGCTTCACGGACAGGTATCTCCGACCGGAAGACCCGACGCCGATAACTATTTGAAACAGATCATGGATGGTCTTAACTCCGTGGTGTGGGAAGACGACTCGCAGATTACCGACGCTCAAGTGCAAAAATTCTACTCCGAAACGCCGCGTCTGCACCTCATCGTAGAACTCTACTAAAAGAAAAACCCCGGTACTCTCGTACCGGGGTGAAACTTCTTGGGGAAAAAGTTTGCTTTATGCGGCGTTCTTAATAATCGCGTAATTGTAAGTCGAAGTATCGGACGCTGTACCGGCTACTGTAAAACCAGTTGACGCGGTGATTGTCTTCACTGCGGGAACTGCGCCGACTGTACCACCCACTGTATTAAGTGAAATGATAATCGCATCAGTAATCGCAACAGAAGTATTCGAGACAGTTACCGGAGTCGTACCGTTACAAACGAAAGTTCCAACGCGACCATTCGCACCCTGTTTGAGAACAGGACCCGCGGATGCGGTCGAGTACGTTGTGCTACCACTTGCAGCGATAGTCGTAACAGATTGAGCACCGCTTACCGCTACCACACCAAATCCGCCGCTTTCTGTGCAGCTTAAACCGGTCGAGCATTGGATTTTGCGCTGTTCACCAACACGAGTCGTACCATTGTAAACCGTAACGGACGCAAAGGCCGAAACGGATGCAAGCAAAAGCGCTGCAACGAACACTAAAAACTTTTTGTCAAATCTCATACTGGTGATCTCCTGTTTAAGTTAAATGTTACCGCGGGGAAAGTATGCCATATCAGAATGGGATGCGCAACGATAATAAGAATACCGTCCAGTACCAAACGAAGAGAATAAATCGGGTATAAAGATCGGCCTTCTCTTGGTCGCCCGTAAACTCTTTCATTTGGATAAACAGCCAAGACTCATCGCCGTAGGACCACGGGCAGCCCCAAATCATAAGTGGGGCTGCCGCGAATACTCCGAACTGGTGGTATTTTAGAAACGTCGCGCCGCATAGAACGAGCGGAACGCCGATGCGTCTCGCAAGTTTTATGCCGCCAGTGACCCCACCGAGCCGCCAAAGTAAACCACAGAGCACCATAACGGGAAGCGCCCACCACTTGACGATCAGAATAATGAGGAATTGGGCGCAGAAACCCCAAAAGAACTCGAACGGATTGTCGAGATAGTCTTTTAACTTCACTTCTTTAGTGGCTTCTTTTTAAACGCATACGCAAATAAGTGAACGGAAAGGAACACCATCGCCGCGTCAAAGCAGATGAGAAATACCCAACCGAGGGGGTCGTTGTTCGCCCACTGCCCGAATTGCGTACTGATGCTAATGTGCTTAACGATGAAACTGACAATCTCCGCACCGATTACACCCGCAAAACAGATCGCAATCGCGGTAAACCAGTACCAACTTTTACGGATAGCTGCGACAATCAGAGCGGCCGCTCCAAATCCGATCAAACCGTAAAGAGACCAGTTACCGGCGTACCAACAGAAATCTGCAAACGTCATATATCCCTCCGTGAATCACAATTTTTAGAAATCCAAAACCCGTCTTTGTCGGTGAGCAGATCGACCGGCTTTCCATCCGCTGTTGGGATGGGGATGTTTAGGAGTTTTGAACCCTTTGGTAAGTAGACGTAATCAGTTACGCCGCAGGGGACTGAACCGAGACTACGATGCGCGCAGCCGCTAAGAACGCTTGCGACGAGAACGGCTGTCCCAATAGTTGTCCATACCTTTTTGACCATCTTCATTCACCGCCTTTTCAATGTCGACTTGTGCCGACTGTTTACGCTTATCCGCGTCTGTGTTTTTATCAACCCAATACTTCGACCACGGGTTGATAAAATCGAGAACCTTCCCGATAACGGCTAAGATTCCAAGCCACATATTAGTCTTTCTTTTGAAAAATTTTATTCGCGAGCAGTTTACCAAGAGATGTAGCTAAATTATCATCCCATTTCCAACCAGTGAGCGGAGCGATGATTTGCATAATTGACTCAATGATTTTGAGAACCCCACCAATCGCTGCGATAACTAAAAGAATCGCCGGTACGATGGATTGAGCTAATGCGATAATATCTTTCGAAGCGTGAATCAGACCTTGAATATCCATGCTTATCTCCTTAAAGTTTAGCAGCTATGCGGTCAACAACTGACACAACATGATCTGTTTTATCGTTAATGTTCTTCATCTCAGTTTTAAGAACGATCTGTTCGTCGTGCATTTCTTCTTGACGCATAGAAATTTCTGACACGCGAACTTTTAAATTCAAAACATCTTTCGGTATCATCACGAGTTGGGTTGTAAAATACCAAGCTCCGCTAAGTGTCGCGCTAAGAGCCATGACGAACGTAAGTATTGAGGTGCCTATTTGAATTTTATCTTTGTGTTTCCACACTTTCTCTCGTTCGTCTTGTGTCATATCGCCTACCTTTCGCCCCGCATTAAGCGTCGGTCTTTGGTACATCATCCTTAATAAATTCCGAAACGACTGTATGAGCAGTCTTGTACTCTTCTTTCACCGCAGCGCCTTGCGTCTTTCCGGCAATTCCGAAATAGCGGTCAACAGCCCCTTCGATAATGCGCTGAAAAACAAGTTCGACTTGCGGAACTGAAATGAATTTATTGATGTACTCTTCGGCGGTGAAACCACTGTCGGGCGTCCACCCTTCAACGGAAGCGATAACAGGGATGAGCGGAAGATTCGGCTCACTTATGTTGAGTTCGTAAGTGACTCGCAGTTTCATTTACGCCCCCCGCGGCATATCGCCACAATCGAGAGAACTGAGACCAAAAGAAGTGCGATACTCAGGTGGTTGATTCGCTGATTCAGATAGAAAAAATTAGCAGCGATTTCGCCGTCGGAGACTTTCTGTTGCTGTTGCTGTGGTTGGCGCGCTTCACTGTGATCAAGAGGTTTTGGGTTATCGAACTCGTTGTTCATGTGGTCGATATCACGGAAACCAACCCAACCGCCAACCTCTTTGCCGTCAACATACTTAATAAAGGTCGGAGTACCGCTGAAGATTTTAAGTGATTCACGTAAGGGGGTTTCCTTCACGCCGTCCAGTTTTCCCACTACAACACCGGGATTCTTTTTCTCAAATTCCGATACAACCGGGTAAGTTTTGTCGCACCACGAACACCCGTGTTTATACACCATCACGAGAACGGTCTTATTGGAAGATATCGTCTGCTTAAAGTTTGATTCCGTCAGCTCAACTGACGCGAAACAAACTTTCGATACCGCGAAGATTACTAAAAATAGAACAAGTTTTTTCATTGTGCTGCCGCTGCTCCTGTGTTTAGTTTTAAAAGACACCGCTCATTATTGACCAATCCCGTCGAATTGTCCACGTCCCACTACAAACTCCCGTGCTTCCGCAAGTTGAGCTACCGGTGTCGTAAGTGCACGGAGAATTTGAGTTACAGGTAGACTCATCCCCATTCCAAGTCGAACACGCCGTCCAAGTACAATCCGAGCCATGCCCGGTAGTGCAGGTTGAACTGTCTGTTCCGCTCCAAGTTGCGCAAGTCAGCGTATGATAGAAGAAAACGAATGTCGCGGCTTTACCGGGGGCAAGTGAATATGACGATGTTCCGTTTACTGTCTGCCCTGTGTTTGGGTAAAAAACTGCGGACGCAGTAGAGCCATGATTTATCGCTCGATAAAATTTATAAAATGATGTTCCGAAGCCGCTATCTGACATGAACGTAAAGCTGATACCGGTACTCCATGAGCACGGAGTTTCGGCAGCGCATGCACCACTCGAAGTGATGTTTCCGCAAGCTGCTGTACCTGCGCAATACGCCCCGTAATTTCCCGAGCAATTTCCGGTATAGTACCCGCTTCCTGTGCAAGAATAATTATCGATGCTACCGGTGCAATATCCGGAAACACCGGGGGTATATGAGCAACCTGCTGAACCGCAGTTTGTTTCATCGGAGTTCCATGTTGAGCAGTCCGTGACAGAGTTGTAGCAATCGCCCATCCCATCCCAAGAACAAAAAAGACTGTGGCTTGTGCAAGATGATTCGTCTCCATCCCAAGTATCGCAGCTTGTCACTGTTCCGGAGCAAGAAGAAGATACCGGAGAAGTGTACGTGCATTCCATCCCCACATGACCGCCGCAGCTCGAATCATCGCCGTATGTTGAGCAATCGATCGGCGAGTTCGTCCAATCGCAGCTTCCGCCATAACTTGAATTAAGGCCAACGCAACTTGAATAATCATACGCACCGCCACCACTGCAACTGCCGGTGTCTGGCGAGCACGGACTCTGCCCGCTGCAACCCCCCATGCCATATTCATTATTAAAAGCAGAGCACGAATATCCTGAAAAGTATGAGCAACCTACGGCTGAATGCGAATTGCAAGTCGATTCTGAACCGTTATACGTCGTGCAAGCGGTAGCTGTTCCGGTGCAGACATTGTTTCCATCACCGTTAATGTCGATGTCTGTGTAAGCGTCCGTCAGTGTTTGTGAGCTTGTAAGATACGCTGTTTTAAACCCCGTTCCGCCGTAAGAAGTTAGTGTGGATGGTGGATTTGTGTTAGCTTGTCCCGCCGTGACTTTACCGCCAAAAAACCCGCCGCCGCCGGCGTAAACAAAACTTCCAAACTGGGCATATCCCTGATGATAAAAAGATGATGCCGACAAATAAGAAAAATATCCGCCGCTTATCGAGTACCAAAATTGAGAGGCTCCGCTTGTGACATAATTCAATATGTTTCCGGATGAGTCAAAACCAAGCGCGCTTCGCAACGTGCTTCCAAAATAATTCTCAATCCAGTTATAAGATCCGCTTGGATTTTTTAAAGAAATGTGATGCGTCGTTCCGGGAGATCCGTTTGAGTTTGTGGCGGAGACAATTAAATCGTTTGTATAAATGCTTCCTGTTCTTACTGATCCGCCGGTGTATTTTTTAACGGAGATGTTATCGATTGTGAAGCGTGAGGTATTCGACGGGGTGAAAGCTAAAACTGCGGTAGAAGTGACGAGAAAGTATACGGTGTAAGTCCCATTCGCGCTAACGGCCGTTCCGGTAATTCCGCCAAGCGACGGAGTGACCGTGCCGGCCGTCCAGTTTGAGATCGTGTATGTTGCGACGTAGTATTCGCCGTTTAACCCGCTGATATTTTGTGACAACACCGCAGTGCCGTTCGAGCTATGCACGACAGTATTTGACGAGTAAGCGTAGCCGCTTCCGACCGTCCATCCCGTCGCGTTCCCGGTAAAAGACCCGTTCGATACCTTCTCCGAACCGACTCCTGTGAAAACATTCAGAGTACCTAAAACGGAGTCATAAAATAAATATGTAGCGTAAGTCAATACGCTTGATGTGGACCAAAACGCGACCGCTTTTGCAAGTCCGGTTCCGGTAACGCCGCCCGATACTAAATCATCGAGAGCGTCGAGGGCTTTCTGAACTGTATTGTGAGAGGAGTTTAAATTCGAATTGAAATTGGAAGTTGTCGTCTCGATATCTGACGCGGTGACTTGCTCTTTATACCCGCTGAATGTCTTCCAAGCGTGAGCGGGGGTCGCTTGGACCCCCACTAAAATCGCTAGAAATAGAGCGAGGTACTTCCGCATCGCTTAGAGATTTTCGGAAATCCCGAGTTGGGCTTGAGCTAACGCTGTCGCAGCGTCATTACCGGCAAGACCGGTGAGTTTAAGACGTGCGAACTTCGCAACGACCGGGGAAACCGCAAGCGCGAAAGCCGCCGTGCTCGTAATACCGGCGCTGATTGTCGTACCAACCGCCCAAGAAGTATCGGCGGAACCTTCTGTACCGGGAGCGGCGTTGCCTTCTTCGAGTTCGATCTTCACATTGACCGTACCCGGTGAAGAGAATTTACCGATAAGCCCGTAAGACTTATTCTTTTTGAGCGCGAAAGACTTTCCGTAAACGGTACCCGTACCATTTACTGTTAAAGTCGATGCGAGCTGAACCTGATTTAACAGGTCGAGCATTTCGTTGGATGAGATTCCGTTTACTGGTGCAGTCATGGCTGAACTCCTTTGATTTTATCTACGAGTAATTTCTCGCGCATATCCAAATTGGAACGCTGATTGTTTAATTGATTTTGTAATTCGTCAAGCGCCATTTCGCGCGTCATAAGCTCGTCACGGTTCTTGGCGAATAGAGTCTGATCGGCGACGAGTTTTTCGCGCTCTGCATCGATGTCCCGAAGTGCTGCAAGTTTTATATTAAAATCAGCTTGCGCTAACTTCAGTGCTTGCGACTCAGCTTCATAGACGTGGAGCCGGCTGCTGAGAACCGATGCGGTATCGCCCAATTCTTTTTCTCGCGCGTCGAGATTCGCTTGCCGTACTGAAAGGTCATTCACCTTCGTTGCGAGAGCAGCCTGATCGAGACCAAGTTGGGTCTGTTCATCACGCAGCGCACTCTCGAGCCCCGCGAGCTCTTTTTCTTTTGTCGCAAAAATTTCTTTCTGCTGCGCGAAATCTGAATATCGGATGTTGAGTTCGGTATAAGCGGCGTCGATCTCTTTCCGCTTAACATGGAGCGCCCGAGCAGCCTCGTCGGTGTATTTCTCACGCTCATCTGCGGCTTTCAGAATATCGGCAACTTTCTCGGAAGCGAGTTTCGTCGCTTCATCAATAATCACTTGCGCCTGTGCTTTTGCTTTCTCGATACCGCTCTTCGCCGTTTCGAGATCAGCGAGGATTTTGGTCCGCTGTGCGTCAAGGTCTTTCACCTGTGCTGCGAGCCCGTCAAAATAAATCTGCGCTTCGTTGATCTTCCCCTGAAGTACCACGACTTCGTTCTGATAGAACGCTAACGCTTCGGCCAGTTTTGGGTCAACGGCTTCAAGCTGTTCAACTTTTTCCGGCTCTTTAATATAGCTACCTTGATACGCCATTTTGACCTCCTGTTAATCCATCCAAATAATTTGTGATCGTGGCGATGTGGCAACATAGGAGATAATCACAATTCCCGCAGCACCATTTCCGCCCGCATTTGCTCCCCCACCTCCACCTCCGCCCGAACCGGTGTTCACTGCGCCATTACCCCCAACAGCATTGTTTCCGCCTGCTCCACCAACGCCGGAAGATCCGCCTGCACCACCGGCGGTCCCCCCAGAGCGAACAGATCCGCCACCGCCTGCGGCATAAGTAACTGCGGATCCACTAATTGAATTCGATGTTCCTGGGCCGCCGGCACCGCCAGTTGAGGCATTGGGGGCGGCTTGTCCAACACCACCCGAACCACCGCCACCGCCTGCCGCAAAAGGCGACCCCGTATTATTTTCTCCGCCAGCGTAACCCTCGACTGGACTAAATCCGCCACTATTACCCGCCCCTGGAATAAGTGCCCCGTCATTGTTTGACCCAACTCCGCCACCGCTTCCCCCGGCGTTCGGATTGGTCCCAGAGTTGCCACCACCACCACCCCCTGATGCGCTGATGGTTGAGAAAGAAGACGCGACTCCATCATTACCGACCGCGTCTGAATTTTTTCCAGCACCGCCCGTACCAACAATAACCGGATACGTAGCTGGAGTAACCGCAAAAGCAGAACCGGAACGGTACCCGCCTGCACCACCTCCGCCTCCAAAATGACTCCCCCCGCCACCGCCTCCAACAACGAGATAATCAACTGAAGTAGGGCCGTCGGACGGGACAATGAAATCCCCATTCGATGTAAAAGTATGTATTACCCGTCCGCCAACCCGTGTTATTGTTCCGCCGGTTGCTTCTGCCATTATGTCCTCTGGTATTCAATAACTAAAACTGCACGAGTGATGGTAGTAATTGAGTCCACATTCACACGAAGCGTCGATCCCGCTGCGATGGGTTTCGTCCACCCAGTCAATGTAGAATCCTCTGCCTTTGTCGCGGAAGAAAGAGTGGGCTTGGCCGACGCCGTGATGGTATCCGCAACTGTAGGTGGATAATTTGCGTAGGTATCTTTCCACAAATCGAGAACAATACTCCCCGACTGATCTGCTAGAACCGAAACTTTCGTGATCGTGCAAGCGAAAGGAAAACGAATATCACCTTTCACGCCTGTCGTAATAGCGCTTCCACCACCATCGATTACGAATTGAACCGACGATGTAGCGAAACTAGCTGCGGCTGCCGCTGAAGCTGCGGCAGCACTGGCACTGGCGCCCGCTGCTGTCTCAGAAGCAGCTGCGGCTGTCTCAGAAGCAGCTGCGGCCACTTGGCTTGCTAACGCCGCGGCCGCAGAAGCAGTAGGATTCTCGTAGTTTTCCATTTCTTCGGGGGTTGTTTGCCCCCATCCAGGTATCTTTCCCGCTTCAGGTTCGGGGAGAATAACGTCTTCTTGTTCGGAAGTCGTAGCGAACTTAATCGCTCTCTTGACCACATTCTCAATTTCAATATCACGCATAACTCCGGCGTCTAAAGCATCTTCGACACTAGATTCGGGGAAATTACCCTCTCGCGGGAAACGATTGCCCTGCGTGTTCGGGAGATCGCGGGAAATGAAGAGCTGCGCACCGGACGCCGTAGCAACAACAAGCGTAACGGTCCCGCCTTCTGTAGTGGTATTGATGACAACAGTGTAGTCAGTCGTGAGCGTGAGAAGAGTCGCAACGCCCGCGGCGGAGATATTGTAAATTTTTAAGTCGGTATTGGCAAAAACCTTAAAGGGAAAAGTGAAAGCGACAGTCGCGCCATTGCCGTTATACCGAATGGAACTTGTTGTATCTGTGACAGCCATTACTGGTTCTCCTCTTTTTTACGCGCCGCATTGATCGACTGTTGCGATATGCTGATAAACTTCCGAGCCCCTGCAACGACGTCGGAGAAATTGCCGTCTTTGATACCTTCTGCAATAGTATTAGCACCTTCAACCATATTTGTCACGCCTTTTGCGGGTAAACCCCTACTCGCCGCATAAAATTGCGTAGCGGCCATGCCCGCATGAAACCAAATGGCGGCCGGGTCTTCGCCGTTAATAATTTCAGAACCGATTTTCCGAACCTCGCCAGTGAATAAATCCCAAGTCTGCTCAAGCAAAACGCTGCTCGGCCGGTACTGCGTTCTAAAAATGGCGCTTAAAAACCCGTTTAGCGCCTCTTCCGCATAGGGAACTCCGTTTAGAGGAGCCATAAGCATATCGATCGCCATACGTTTTGGGTCTACATCCCCGCCCGAGCGAATCCAAGAAGTGACTGCTGCCATGAGCCCCCAATAAACCGCAAGTTGTTTCGCGCCTTCCGCCGGAGACAACCGCCCCGCGATCACATTTCGAATCGTGTCCTGACCCAAACGAGTGATCTGCTGCGGTCCCTGAGAGAACATCGCAGCAACGCGACGGAAGAACCCGCCCCGCTGAAACTCCGATTGTTGACTCAAATTCGGCGATTGCTGCGTCGCCTCCATAGTCTTTGCAAAAACTTTTAACGCCTCTTCGGGGCTCCCGGTCTTAGCCAAAACGTGCTCGTAGAGCGCTGCACCAAAAGTCAGATTCGAAGAACGGTCGCCGGCAGTAAGTGCGATAAAACCAATCGCATCGCGCTCGGCTTGATAGACGACAAATTTCCCGAGTTTAAACGCCGGGCCTTTTTGCGCCTTCGCGTTCTGCGCGATCGCCTGTAAATCCTTATTTAACCCGTTGTAGCGGGCGGCAAAATGCGGAGAACCTTTGAGCGTGGCTTCCATCGCCTTCGCCGCAGTTTTATCAAATATCCGGATTCGAATCTGGTTCAATACCCGCGCGGCGTACTCAGGCAGTTCCGCAACGGGGATATCTTTTGCAAATGCGATACCCTGCCCCCACTGTAAAACCGCTTGGTACAGCTTACCCTGAAGGACCGAGCGGACCACATTCGACCCAAACTCTTGCCCGATAATTTCCGAAACGTCCGCGCGGCGTTTATTGTTCGTAACGAAAGATTCTAAGATGCTATCAATAATTCGATTAAATTGCGGTCCGAATCGCTTCTCAATCTCATGTTTAACTTGAGCGTTGTCGCTAAAAGTATGCCGCAATTCCTGAAGTTTTTCGTACCACGCTGCGTAATGCGCGACTTCGGCGATATGCCGCTGCATCGCATCGAGCGCGGAAACGTGTTTCATCGGATAAATTCTTCCGGTGCGTTCCATCGTCGAACTCGCGCGAACATTACGCGCGCCGGCAGTTGCCGCCATATCGATCGCGAGTCCCGTGTCGTTCGGGTTTCCGACAAACTCCGGCCTAAAAGGACTGTAGTTCGGGTCACGCCCCAAATCCACTCCGCGCGTGCGGCGGATAACTGGATTTAGAATTTCATGTAGCGAGCCATACGTTTGAAATAAAACTTTTGCGAATTTAAGGTCTTCCGGAGTCAACTGCCCTTCAATAGCAGCAACCATCTTCGGAGAGTACCCATTCCCTTTCGGGTCGGTCCAGTTTTCTTTTCCGCCGGGGCGTTGCAATTCTTGCCAAAACTTAATCATCTCAAATTTCGAGAGCTGAAGATTGACGCGTTCGGGAACCGGCTTTTGGTTCTCGAAAGTGCCGAGATCAACGACGCGCGCGAGTTCATCAGTCTTCTGAAACTGTGCGTGCGTATCGCCCTCTTTAATCCCATAAGCACTTTCGAACGCTTTATTTACGCCCTGATGGCCCAACTGCTCGATTCGTAGTTGCTCCGCTTCCGTTTCGTGAACTGAAAATAATTTTGAAAGCGGACTGTTGTATGGGCCACTTGACTTATGCGCTACTGAAAGTTTATCGAGTACGCTATCCCATGCCTTAATCGTGTCGGGCGCGAAGAAATTCTTCATGTCCGCTTTGATCTGATCGATTTCCGTCCGCAATTTGGTGCGATCGATTTCGGGCGCTTCGTTTGCTATTTTCCATTTTCCGTTCACATACTCAGGCACGCCATCCGCATCGAGCAAAACTTTCCCGCCCTGAATGGTCTCAAGAGCCACGATATCGCCGTTATCGAGCTTGGCTACCTTCTGTTCCTGCATGAGCTGATTCGCTTTTCGTGCCATTTGGTAGCCACGAGCGAGCTCGTTATAAAACGCTTCGAGAGCGTTGGAATCCATCGTGTCATAATTGGCGAGAATGTTAAGAAGCGTAGAGCGCTTCCCGTAACTAGGCGGCTGAATATCTTTTGCGCTAAAGGCTGCTAAGTGCTCGTCGAGTCGTCGCTGCGCCTCTTTAGGCATATCGGGGCCCATCTTCAGAAGTGTTCGAGCCTCGTCAAAAACGTGTTGAATTTCAGGGTATAGACGCCCAACAGCTTTACCGCTCTTGATCTGCGTTTTGGTTTTATCGAGCAAATCATTTATCTTCTGCGTAAACTCTTCCATCCGAACGGTTTCTACATCGGCCGCCAATTTATTCTGAATTTCATCCGCGAAATCGAGAACTTCTTTCTCGGTCTTCAACTGCTCAATCTGAAGTTTGTACTTATCTTTCAAAGCCGGAGGGATTTTAGACTGAATAACTTCTGCCCGGAGTCCCTTTTTGAAATCGTCAAAAAACTGTTTGGAATCCTCAAGCCCTTTAATCTTAGCGTTTAATTTATTCGCAGCGGCCGAGAGTTGCTCCCACGTTTGTGCATTACGCACATCGGTCGTCATTGAATCGCGCTGTTCCGCAGTCATATTCGCAGAATCGATTACGGCTTGCAATTCGCGCTGAACATCTTTCGTCTCCGCACGCTGTGCGACTTTCCCCTTCTCATACCCTTCTCTCAAACTCTTAATCTTCCCTTGAATAACAGTGTTCGCTTGCATCCGCTTATATTCAGGACGCAGAAGTTTCTGCTCCGTCATAAGCTGCTTACGCTTGGCGTAGAGCGCGTTCATAAACTCGATCATGTCACTCGTGTTCTCGATACGAAGCCCCGGAAATTGAGTGGTGAACTCCTGCAACATTTCATCGAGACTACTACCGCCGGTCTTTCGATAAACTTTAGGGATGCGCGTCATTTCTTCGGGGGATTCCCCGGCACCCTTAGTCATATCAACTGAACCACGCAGAAAATCGTGCATCGCCTTGAGCTCGTCAAGCTGTTCTGAAACGATTTCAAAAGCTCCGCGGCGCTCGTTCTCTCTCGCACCGAGGTCATCGATACGCTTATCTAATTCTTTTGTATAATCGCCCGGAACGAAAAAGCCCGGAGTGAGTTTGGTATTTTCTGCGGGAGCTTCTTTGGGGCGCTGAATCGATTTAACGAGTTTCCCCGTAGCCGCGAGCTCCTGCTCGGCGTCGATCATCCGACTCGCTTCTCTGTGGACCAATTTGTGAAGCTCTTCACCGAGTCGGTTATCTTCTTGGAACTTTTTAACGGTGACTTCAGCGGCCTGTTTCGCGGCTTCCGGAGTGAACCGAACTTTAGCTACCAAATCCTGCGCTACCGCTTTCTTCAAAGTTTTCGCTTCCCACGCGATGTGGAATTTCGCCATAGGAACCGTAACCATACCCGCAACAAGTGCGGAAACGAGAGCACGCCCAAACGCCTCCGGCCACCCGTCTTGGTTGATTCCGGAAACGTGTTGCAGTCCTTCTTGGGACATCTGTGCGGTAAAAGAAGTCGCGGCTTCGACACCGACTTGAACAGCAATACGTTTGATAACGGGGCTAATCATCGCCGCGTTAAGGAACGCCGACGCGCCGATATTCCCGGTATAATTCGCAATAATTTCTGCGGCGTTTGCAATTCTATGCGCATCCGGAATGGTCTTACCCATCTCGCGCGCTTGCTTGTAAGTAGCGTGGTGCTGCACGGCGGCAAAATACGCAGCGGCCGGAGCGGGATTGCGGAGCAAAATACTTGTCCCAAGAATCGCACCAATACTACCGGCGATGTTCCCCGCCTGATACTCTGCTTTTGAAACTCCCGACTCATCTGAGGGAGATAGATGCTGCTTCACCCACGCGTCGTTCCGCTCGCTTACCGCGCGTAATCGATCGATAGTTACCCGCTCCGTATCTGTTAAATCGCGTGCGGGTTTGAAAAGATCGCCGGTTACCGCGTCAGATGCAATACCAAAGAGTCCGGTTCCAGTACCGTTAAATCGGGCGGAAAGCTCGCGCGGACTGAGTGCGTTTTTACCCTCTTCCGCTGTAACTTGAATCTGTTCCGCTTCACGATCGGCTGCGACCGCCGGAGCTTCTGCGAAAGGCTGAATCGCGCCTTTCGCGACGTTCATAATCCCATCACCAATATGTTGCATACCGAAAAAATCACTCTTGGGTTTCTTTGCAACTTGAGTTTCGTAAGCGTAATTCACTTCCGCAGCGTCCATACCGCCGGGATGCGCAACGACCTGATCTTGATCTTGAAGATACGTGGTTTGAGTGGGCGCCGGTGCTATCGGGGTAGACTCCGCGCCGGGCGCAGCAACCGACTGCGCATCAGGAACCACCGCGTCTGCGTAATCGTAATTACCCATTAGGTTTTAGGCTTGAGTTTGTTCGCGACATAGTATTCCCAATCCGCGGTTGACGCGGGTTCTGCTCGCTCATCGGGGGTTTGCGCACCAAAAACTCTCATCAAATGCCCCGTAGTTTTATCAATTAGCAAAAGATAGTCGGGCTTCGTCAAAGTGTGCGCGGGAGTCGGTCCCGTTGAACCGGGGGCAACTGGAATCCGCGCACCGCTCGACGTGATAGCGCTATTCGGCGCAGTGGCGTACTGCGAAAGCCGCGGAATGAGATTCGTCGCGTACTCGTTTATCGTCGAGTTGTACGTCGCTTCCGCCGTCTTCAAATCCTGCTGTGGTTGATTACGCATAGCGCGCGTGTACGCGTAAAGTAATTCACTTTTCGCGCTAGTCGCTTCTGCGGCCGGTAACTTCAAGTCGTCCACGTACTTCTGAATTTTTTGGTACTGCGTACCATATACATTTCGGAGCGTTGTCGCAGCATCACTGTTATCCCCGCCCCAATTAAAAATACTTTGCGCTTTTGGCGCAAAATCACTTTTCTCAATCTTTGCCTGAATTGCGAGTTCAAGCGGTTTCGCTAAACTCTCAAAATGGTCGGTGCTCATCCCCTTATTGCCGGCCTCAACTAAGCGCCGCTGCATATCAAGCATCGCTTTAAGTTCGACGTGTTTACCAAACTTAACTGTCGGAACGCCGGGGCCAACACCGCTGCCGAGAATCCCTTTCTGAACGCGAATTTGACTGTCGATCGCAATCTCCTTAAAGAGCTGAGTGTACATCTCGCTCTCAACTTGGGGCGGAATAGTCGGCTTATCCTTAACGAGAGCAATCTGAAGCTGTTTCTTCATCTCGGGGTCGGTCGCGCTGTGGATGTCAATCGGCGCAAGCGTCCCATCTTTGTACTTCGATAAAAGCGACTGATTGTTTCCGGCATCCATTACGATACCCTGAAAATCATGCTCATCTTTCATCTTCTCTTTGCGCCCATCCGCAAAAGCGGCGCGCTCTTTAATCTCCGTTGCGGAAAAATACTTTAACTGCTCCGGGTCTTCGATGAACGCTTTCGCCGCATCGGGGTTTCTATCTGCCAAACCTTGAAACGCCGTATCGCGTGCGTTCTTTCCGGACGCCTTAATCATCTCGTGCCGTTTCTCGGGAGCAAACGCAGTCGCCCCCGCTTGGGCAGCTCTATCCGCGTCCGCAATCGCGCTTAGAACAGCATTACCGTCCCCCATCTTTGCGCGCATCGCGATAACTTCGTTATTCTGAGCCATAGCGGTGTCAAGCGCGTCGATATTATTTTGCGCGTTCTGCTGTGTAGACCATGTGAAATGCTTTCGCTGCCACTCGCCAACTGCGGAAGCGCCGTGCGCCGCAACAGCTCGTTTTACAACCGGGTCTGTTATCGAACCGAGTACACCCTCAAGCTGTTGGCTCGCCGTCTCCCTGAACCTATCCCCTGATTTTGTGGGGTCTTTTTGATTTATGGGGTCTGTCGTATGGTCCTGATAAACTTTCTCCATCCCGTAATTAAAATCGGAAATGCCCTTAGCCGCAGCGATATTTTGCTCTGCGTGCCGGCGGGCTTGCATCGCTTCGCCTTGCGCTTGCATAACAGTTTTTGCGGCGCCGATCGCAGCCCCCGTGGTCTCCGCAGCGGAATAGTCAGGCCCGGCTGTCCCCACTAATTCGCTCTGCATCCGACCCTGTTCGTACTGTGAAATAGTAGGCATTATTCAAAAGCTCCTGAGTATTCGGCTTGCTGCGCCCCGGTTCCTACCGCGGAAAAGATGCCGCTGAAAATATCACTACGCGCCTGATTCGTGTATTGCTTTGCCTTCTGACGATAGAGCCCGCCCTTTGCGAGTCCCGAGCGATATGCAGCATCAGCTTCTTGTTGCGCGAGAGAGTACCCCTCCTGCTGAACGAGAAGAGGAGAGCCATCGAGAGTCACGCCATTTTTAAGATAGTCGACGCGTTGTTGGGCGAGAAATTTACTGGCGCGTTGCGCAACGCCCGATGCGTCGCGCGTTCCTTCCGCTACGGCAATATCAGCTTGTCGGTTAAGATTTCCGGCTTCGACTTTATCGGCTTTGCTTTTCTGAAACCCTTGAAGAACTTGCAATCCTGCAACTACTGCACTCATTTAAAAAGCCTCGCATACTGGTTATAGTCACGCCCGAGATTATCGTAATTTCGCAGCGTGCCCTCTTTCTGAAACCCGAGCCATGTCATCCACCGACTATGCAGATCGTCCACAACCGCGGTGGTCTGTAATCTACGATACCCGAAGGTATCAGTAATCTGTTCCAAATATCGTTTAATCGTTCGCGCGTAAAGCAACGGCCGCTCTGCGATATAACTGCTCGGCAACTGCCAAACTTCGGCCACTCCGGACCAAAGCTCAAGAAATCCCGCGCACGTAATGACGCGCCCATCACACATGAAAGTACCGGCGACTTTACTCGCGCCATCGAGCACCTTTGCGTAATCAGATACGCCACCAAACCGAACTAGCGTCTCACGTTCCAATTCACGTAAACTTAAAAGTTCGACGTGTTCTGCTTTAAAAGGAACAACACTTACTGCCGCCATACTTTAACCACCACTGGTTGAACCGAACACCTCGATTAAAAGCACCGTGCAAGGCAACGGCGATTCTTGATAAATCATAACGTGTTTCTCGGGGGAATGTCGATCAGAATATGGCACATCGAGCACGCCGCTGAAAAGTGGAGGCGGCCGGTCCATATTATCCGCCGTAGAACGGTAATCAATTTCCGCTAAATTATAAATATCGGTTCCGTATTTCGCACCGAGAGTGTTCAGAAACTTTAAGCCGAGTCGGTTAACGCGCTTATTTTTAGTCTGTGCAGGACCCGTGACGCCGCCGTACTCCAAATCCATTGACTTGATATACCCAAAATATCCTAAGCCGACGTGAATCCTCCCCGCTTGATAATCCAAAGCGATCGCGCCGCTTGCAACAACTTTGTCTGTTTGCACCGCACCGTCCGCAATTACTTTAACAGTCCGCCCCTCAAGATGGTTTAGCCCCGAAAGCGAAGCGGTTGTAAGGTACCAATTCCCGGCAGCCATCGCGGTCACAACATCAAAATCAACATTGATCGTGCAAACGACATGGGTTGAATCCGTGTAAGCGGTAATAACCGCACGTCCGGTACCGACGCCGAGAATTGGTTTTTTCCGTATCTCACGGCCCACCATCGACGCCGTGAAAACCGCTGCACTCGCAGTGAAAACGATACCGGTGCCCGTAACTGCGGCAGGAGTTACAGTGGCACCGGCCGTTGACCCGGCGCTTGTTCCGTCATAACTGATCGCAGAATCAGCATGAAAGGCGCTTTTTTGGGTCTCGTATAAAGCTCGTAAATACACAATCCGATCAGCATCCTCATTGCCGCGGCCTGTAAAATAGTCTAGCGGTTCTGGAAAAGAAATTTGATCTTCTAAATACTCGATATACCGGCGAGTCACACCGCCGATAATGCGCTCGGTCATAAACCAAGCCTGTTCAAAATTACTTGGGCGGCTAATCGAGGCGCCGCATAAAAACTTGTCTCCGGAGGCGGTGCCATACCGATGCCATCCGGTAGTGTCCCCGCGGGTGGTCTTATAAGTGAGACCAATGAGCATCCCGTCTTCTTTAATTCCCCACACGATGTCCGGACGCCCTGCCTGAAAAAATATCTGCTTGAGATTACCTTCCGTGATGTGTTCGGCGGTTTCATTACGATCGTTCGCGACGTAGTTATCTGCAAGAACGTCGAAATCAAAAGAGCGCAGCGTCCGCTTTCCCCTCTCCATAAAAAGAATCGAGCCGTTCCTATTGATCGCGACTTGGGCTTCCGACCCCGCGGCGCTAACCGGTTTCATTGTAATACTCGATGGGCTAATTGCAGAAGTTTCGGGGGAGCCGGTAACTTTGACTTCGCCGGAGAAAGTTCCGACCGCAAGAAACTTGTTGTTTCCTTCCATCCACATAAATTTATTCGGCTTCTTCGACGCGTAAGTAAAAATAACTGCGTTGTCTGCGTTCGTTCCGGTTGTGAAGTCGTTGTACCGAGTAAGCCCCGCAGAGTCCGGCGCGCGACTGCCCCAAAGCGTTTGCTGATTGAGTGCGGAAGCCCCGTAGTACCGACGAGACTCGTAATACGCAACAACCGATGGGAGCAGTTTACGGTCGCTCGCAAAACCGGCAGAAGACCATGCCGTGTACGCGGAAGAGTTCACCCCGTCCAAAGTAAAATTATCGGCGTCCACTTTGGTGATCGTGTACCATCGGGAGTTGAGCTGTGTCGTACCCACAATCTCTTCAATAATTATCGTATCTCCCGTCGAGTATCCGTGCGCGACCGCGGTAACTTTACACGGATTGGCAAGTGTCACTGCGGAGATATTCTTTTTAATTAGGAACGGGTCTGCGGTGCGCGTCTGTCTCGCAAGCGTCCAACTCGTGTGCCCCGATCGCGTAAGATCGCGAATGTCATAGTAGGGATGTACAAAAGTCATCGTGTCGAAGTTTTGCGCGTAGCGAAGTTGGAAAAGATCATCCGCTTCAAGATAAGGAGTCGTAATCTCGTAGATTTTATTTGCGCGGCCACCCGATGTGTACGCAGAGAGCGCGGACGTATTGATCGCGTTACCGTCGACGTCCGTCAAAGAAAAAGTATTAACCCCAATATAAACCACGAGAAAAGTGCGCGTGTTAAGCGTCGTCATCCCGCCGATATCGTTTAAATAAATCTCATCCCCGGAAACAAAACCATGTCCCGCGCACGTGACTACGCCGGGGCTCGCTTGCGTAATGCCCGTAATCGTTTTATTCGCTTCCGTTACCGCGGCATTATCCTTAAAAACACGCATATACCCGCTCGTAAATTCGAGTTGGTACGCTTGGGTATCGGTGTACTGAAATGGGATAAGAACGCCGATTCTATTGCGGCGAGAAGTCTGAACAAAACGTAAAGGAGACCGAAACCGTGCAGGACCCTGAATCTCAGGGACGAAGTTAAGCATCTTTTCATTGGCACTTTTATACAGCGGCAGTTCGTATCTCCCACGCAATTTCGGGGATACTTCACCTGACGCAAAAGTGGAGATGGCTACTTCGGCTTGGCTTCCCATTAGTCAAGATAGTATGTCGGACCGGCGACGTTTGATGTGCGACCACCGCGACGCGCAGCGATAAACTTGCTGCGCTGAACACGGACAGGCGGCTTCTCCTGCCCCGTAATCGCGTAGGCTTCCGGTGCGAGCTGTTTGAGTAAAGTGGTTAAACGAGCGATCGGCGCTTCCGCCCCAACGATATCAAACGCCATAGCGATCGCGAGTTCGACTGCAAAAACGCCGATAAAAAGCGGGTCCATTTTTGCAACATTGGTTTGGTCAAAAATATAAACGATCGGCAGCGCGGTACCGAGTTCCCCGTTGAATAGGATATTCCCATCTTCGAGATCGTAATCTTTGGTGATCTCGGTGTTTTCATTCTGATCGTTTACTGAACAGAGGCGGATAAAATCGGTCGGAAGTGGGTACTGATAACTCCACCCAAATGCGGGAGTCGTCGCGCTCTGCGCCAACTCGGTGCGCTTTTTTGCGAATTTCCAAATAGCTTTTCGAAGCGCGGTGCGTCGAGCATGGTCGTACCATTTCGCGCACGCGACAGCGGCCGGATTAGTCGGGTTCGTGAGACTCGTGATCGAGCGCTCTTTCAAATGACTCAGCGCCAAATTGCAAACATCAATATCTGATACGGGTGCTGACATTTTTACCTCAAACAAAAAGGGACGGAGCGGTTAGGCTCCGTCCCATTTCGTGCTTTTAGAACTTAGCTTAAAAGGAACAGCGCCTTACAAACAATCGAACCGGCGGCAGAACCAACCGTATTCGCTGTGAGGGCGATATCGTATTCCTTCTTGCGGGTCGAGATCGTGTGCCCGGCGATTTCGTACAACTTCTTCTGCGCACTTGCGAGAGGAATTGTGGCCGTTGCAGTGAGCCCCGATACTCCGGAACCTTCAGCGCGAGCGCTTGAAAAATCAGTTCCGTCCATCAGCGCATCTTTGTCGATGACCGCGCCCGTAACACCATCGCGGGACGCCTCGTAGAAACCGAGGTCGTAATCCGTTCCGGCGGTAATCGCGTCGTTCGTCAAGATGATCTGAAGCGGAATCAAATCCCCGCTCAAACCCTTAAACAAACGGTAGATACTACCGTCTGAGTCAGCGGCAGCAATCGCGGCGATTGCAACAACACCGATAACCTGTGCACCTGAAACAAACGCAGCAGCGGCAAGTTTCCCTGCGGCTACATCTGCATTTACATAATCATTAATAACAGCCATTTGAGTGTCCTCCGTGAACTATTTCTATTACGAAACAGTGGTTTGAATTTTCTTGAGCAACTTACCTTCAGTGCGAACTGCACCGAGGATGATCGTTGTCTGTACTTGAGTCGTATCGATGTAGTCAGAGCGCTCTTGCACTTTGACTTCCATCTCTTTCGACATTCCGTACACAAGACCACGGCTCGACATCGCGATACAGTTACGAGTTGTGCTCGCAACAGAAAGGATGGGGCTGTTCACGCTTGCGCCAAAACGCAAAAGGTCGAATCCGCCGGCATTAACCATCTCACCTTTGTCGATGACATAGTTGCGGGAGAAATCGCCGCTTACGAGTTCGGTTTCGAGCATCAAACGCTCTTCTTCATCAGCAGTGATAAGCATAAGGAACTTTTCACCCTTTTGATTTCCGACTTCGTTGTTGCGGAACTTGCGCATGATTTCGCGGATTTTTTCGTATGTCAATCCGCCGGTAGCGTCGATTGTGTCGACGTTATCGTTTGCTGCGGTGACAGTCGTTTCGAAATCTTCGCCGGTCTTAACGTCAGCAAAAGCTGCATCAACACCAACTTTATCGAACACACGATTGATCGCGTTCATACACGCTTGAGGATATTCACTTGACGGGCTTACGAGCATGGCTTCAACATCCATTCCATCATAAGGCAAATTGACAACGAAACGACGACGAGAGATTTTGCGTCTCAAGTGTTCGATGTCATCAAATTGCGCCGGCTGAATACGGCCAACAACTTCACGAGCTTCAACCTGTCCAAGTCCATCATACGCGAAAGACTTTCCGGACATTGGGATAACATTGACATAGGGACGCAACCAAGAAGAACCTTGCTGAGATGCGATATGCAAACGATCTGAAAACTGGATGATCGCTGCTTTGCTAATAGTGGAACCGGCCATCGTAGTACCCTCCTTAAAAGGATTGTGAGAAACAAAATCAATAAACGCTTTTATCGATTACGCTCCCCACCTTACGATGGACGTGAATCATCGCCTTTCAGGAGAAAGCTGAACCTGTGGTTTACCACAATCCGGGAAATCCCCCGTAGGGGGAATCCCTGTGTGCTATGTGAAGAATACTCCTACTTATTAAAATCTGTCAACTTTATTTTATATCGGAGTATAAATCTTTAACGCGTTGGGCAGCCGCAGCATGGCCGGGGTGCATCTGATTGGTGTACTCGGGGGTCGCCATAATCTTCTTCGCTTCTTCGCGACGTTGATCTACTGAGAGCCCGCCCATACCACTTCCGCCGCCGGGAAGTTGGTCATCATCGATAAATTCTGCGCGAACTTTATCGAGGACTGTCGTAAGCATGAGCAGCGATTTATTGTCCATCGTCTTCAAATGCGCGGCCATTTCAGGAGAAGCAAACTTTGCAACCATCGCTTTCGTTGTCTCAACGGCCTTCGCAGTCTTATCCGCGTCGCCAAATTGCTTCGACACTAAAACGTCGAACTCGGTATTCATATCCGCGTCTTTTTTGGCTTGCGCTTCAGCGAGCTTAGTCAAAGCCGCGTGGTATTTTTCAACCACAATCCCGGCTTCTTTTTTAGAAAGCCCGGCTTCGAAAAGTCCGGTCCGCATTTCTTTCTCAAACTCAGGATTCGCGTGCGGTTTAAGCGCATCCGGAACCTTAATCTCGTAGTCTTCGGGCTTCTCCGGCCGACCCTTCGCAGCATAGAACTTATCCCACTCCTCTTTCGGAGCGGTGTCCTGCGGGATTCCCGCAGGGCGCTTACCGATCAAACCCTGCGCGTCATCGAGCAACTTAAATACTTTGTCGGCGGAATCAATGCCTTTCAAATACGGTTTCTCAGCGTAATCTTTCGGAATCGAAAACGCTCCGGCCGCCGGTGTTATCGGCGCTGCACCGGGAGTCGGTGTCGTGGTAGAAATACTTTGCGGCGTCGCGGCTCCTGCACCTTCTACGGGTGTCGGCGTTGCAATCGGTGTTCCGGATTCAGGAATAGGCATGGTCAATCTCCTCGTTCTTTTTCAGGAAACTCAACTTTCATTAGAGTCTCGGGTTTAATTTGTCTGCGCAATTCAACATAGATCGTTCGGCGTGCGAGATTGTAAAGCGTTCCGCGCTCTTGGATCTCTCCGGTGGTGGGGTCCGCGGCAAAATCGGATTTATCGTAGCCACACATTTCCATAATAATTCGAAGCGCTCTAACACCATCGGGAGAGCTGAAAACCGTGTTGAGCACGCCGCGGCGTTTTGCAACCTCGAGTCGAATCGCTTCGGTGTTATCTAATTTCTTTTTAAGATCATCTGCGGATAATCTTATATCTGCCGTCTTTTTCATTAGCGTTTCCTTTGTTCAGGCCCCTGTTGTGGTGTTAATCCTACGGTCTGCGCGGCTTTCGCCAACTTCCCAACGGTGTCCGCTGAGGTGTTCGCGTTCTCCTGCTGCTGCGCTTCCTGTTGCGCTTCCATCCGCGCTCGGGCGTTCTCAAGAATCTTATCCGCAGCGAGCATAATCCGAACCGGAACTCCAGTAATCCGCGCGTATTCCTGAATTGAAGCCGGGATATCAACGCCGTCTTTCGCTTCGGGAATAACCGGAACCATCTGAATAAGCTGCTCCCACAACCCGACAATCGCTTGCGCGTCTTCAGCTTCCATCGCACGCGCGGCGGGAGTGATGTATTTAACCTGATAAAATTCCTGCCCCTTCGCCATGCGTTTTGCGATGTCGTC